CCTTGGTGTCAGAAAACTCTGGTGCTTTGCCCTCATACATTAATCGGTCTGATGCATCCAGCCAGAATTTTTTGTCCAAATATTTATCGGTAGTATTTATACCTAGAGGTTGAAGTATCCAGTTAATGGTGGCCTTCCTAAGTTTATCCAGAGAAGGGCTAGCAGATAAGCCCAACTCAGCACATACAAGAGTGTTCGCTCCGACATGGATCTGCTCGTCCCTTGAGATGTCGGCAGATACAGTACGCATAGCAGCGCACCCATTAAACCTAAAGAAAGGGAGTAGAACGAAGAAGATGGCCCGCTCTGCGACCAAAGCTTTGGTAATTGTATGATCAGGATGATTAACCCATGCATCTCTTAACCTCTTCGCCTCCAATTCTTCCTTTGCATCTTCTCTGATACCGTAGGCATCTACTATGTAGCCCAAGGCAAGATCGTGTTTAATCTCGTCTTGTACGTTTGATTCAAGGAGCTGCCGAGCAAGTGATGGTACTTCTTTTTCAAGTCCTTCACGAATAAATTCTCCAACTGGCAGCTCCATATGACGTACTGCGAGAGCACGTCTGATGGTTTCTTCCGCACCTTCTTTTATAACTCCTCGTTTTGGTTGAACTGGTGTCCAAGTTCTTTTTCTTTCTAATAGTTTTTGATAGGGATGTTTTCTCATTATTCTTGACAATCACAGGTTATCGGCTCGTTTCCGAGAATGTCCTGCAAGTAATCATCGACTTCGGCTTTATCTAATGCTGCATACGCATCGCTCTTATCCTGTACGTCGCCCATTACCTGAAGGCTATAGTAGAGGGAGGTCTGCGGTGATAGCAGCCACTCTTCTACGAATTTAGTATCGTATTCTACAACATCACTCCAAGAGTTAAAGCTGTAGCCGTGAAGAAGTCCCGTATTGTTGAGCATTATCATTAGTTGATCAGCGACACGTTTGTATGCTTCCCAACCTACTTCCGAGGCGATCTCAACGTCGCCATATTCATATCTTTGTACTCCAAATGTACCACTATCTCTATCTACAGAGCGGGCTATTGGAGGTGCAATCTCTGGTGTAGCAGTATACCCATCTTTATCTTCACTCCTATATGAACAGGAGGCGGTAGGAGCTATACAAAAAGCTCTTTCCATGAAATTATTTCTAGCTATATATGCTGCTCCTTCTATTGCTTCTCTCAGTTTCAATGCAATACTATATGCATCTGATCCACCATGATATGGTGCTTGTTTATTTACTGATGCTAATGCATGACCAAACTCTTCGTATGTTACTCCTTGTCGTCTGAGGAAGTTGGCCATGCCAAGCATTCCGAGCCCGACTTGCCTATCCTTATCCGGGGATAAGTACTCTCCAGTCCCTCCAACACCTGTTCGGCCATGGAGATCGCACAACTCGGACATACCTTGAGCGAAAGCTTTGTGTAAGTCGCGTGTATCACAGGCTGACAAATTGACATGCTGGAGCAAGCAAGTTCCTCGTGAGGGCAGGAAAACCTCAAGACACACGTTCCCGAAGATCCTTTCTCCCCCTGAATTAAATTTAATTTTGTTGAGCCAGATATCTCCTGATTTGATTCCATAAATTAGTGCCTCTTTTGTATTAATAGGTAGATTATTCCAAGAACCTACATCAAGATCAACACATCTCTTGACCCATGGTAACTCGGATCGGGGTGTAGTAATAAAGTCTACAATATCAGGATGAACTGCATCCAAATGTATAACTACAGCCCCATTCTTATAGACCCCACCTCTGCGTAGTGTTTCGTTTAGTGCGGAGTATATTTTAGCAAAGGATACTGGACCACTAGCGGTCAGTCCCTTACCATTCTCATGTCCTTTCGGACGTAACTTGGATAGGTGTATAGCACACCCTGCCCCATTTCTAAGGGCATGACTAGCAAATCTCCAGCTAGCCTCTATCCCCTCTGGACCTTCCATGGAGTCTTCAACAACGAATACCGTGCAGCTCACTGGTAAGCGTGATTCAGGATTATCCAGCCATGACTGGACCCGACCTGTGCGAGATATAAGTTCAGCGGTCATTAGAATAAATCTTCTAGGTTTGGTGGTTGATAATTTGGTCCTTTAAGAACCTTACCGTCTTCACGGTATATAGGGTTGCCTTCTTCATCAAGTTTAGATAAGTTACTTTGGTGTACTCTATCTAATGCTTCATCTAAGAACCATCCCATGTTTTCTGCATATTGATAACATACATAAACTAGATCAGCTAGTTCTTTCAATGCATGTTCTTGGTGGTTTTTACCATGCATGAATAAAAACCCTTCAGCCTCAAGAAACTCTTTAAATTCCTCTATCATTATCTCCTTCTGAACAGCTCTTGTAGCTCTATCATGGGAGTTTTTTAAGTTATACTTAGATCGGAATTCCTTCGCTTGAGTGGATAAAAACGACTTCTTCATGTGGCCAGTGGTCTATTAAATTGGTGAGTGAATTGCCTAAGACAAAGTTCTGTCTTTGGAGTGCTAAGAATAATGTTATAACGTCTTTCTTGTTCTCATGATATACTGTTTCTAATTTATCTTCAAGCAGCCTCATCTTCAGATCCTGCTCCACTGTTAATCTCGTAATCGGAGGCGGGGGACCATAAGATCGGTTGTTGTTTTTTGAAGTCATAGTCATCTACTGTTAGTATACGGGCTAGTCTAGCATTAGTTAAGGCATCTTGTTCAGTTAAACCTTTATCTTCAAAGGCTTTAATAACTGTTCTCCATGAGTACCCTTCTTTATTAAAGAGAGTCTCAGCTCTTTTAACACCTATTCCGGGTACTCCACTATAACCATCAGTCTGGTCGCCAGCTAAACTTTGTATTAGATGCCACTTAGCTCCAGCCTCCTTGGTGATTGTGAAGTTTTCGTCAAGGTTATATAATTTTCCGGGTATCTGTTTCATATCCTTATCAGGGGATACAATAACATTTCCGGGGTGTTGTGTAGCATAAATGCCTAATGCATCATCTGCTTCCAACTTAGGTGTTCGTATAACTTCATACTCATCGTATAACGCTTTTATGACACGCTTGTATCCACAAGGTTTCTTACGATTACGATGGCCTTTATATTCCGGCATAATTTTTTTCCGGAAATTCTTAGTGTCTGAGAAGAAGAGTATTAGATCAGAGAATGACCCAAATTTGTCTCTAATCTTGGTAAGTTCTCTAGATGTTGCGGTATAAGCGTCACTGAAGTTAGAAGTGACAACGATAACATCATTACCAAAATCAAGTTCAGTTTCTGCTGCAGCGCAATTCTTGTAGACGATGTAATCCGCATCGATTAATAATTTCATAGGTGGTTAATGTGTGTCTGCCCAATTCATGCCTGATTTAGATTCAGCAGCTATTGGACATCGTAGTGAATAAAACTCTCCTGCTTGTACAGCAGTTAGTTCTAATAGGAATTTTAGATCTTCTAGATCTTTTTCTTTACATTCATATTGTAATTCATCATGAATGAAAGCCAATTGTCTAGCAGTTTGTGGTAAACTGTCATAGGTTAAGGCCATCCATCTCTTCGCCAAGATCGCACTGGATCCCTGTAAGAGGTAGTTAAGGGACTTATGTTTAGAGTCAACGAGGATTCGTCTTCGATCAATCCCCAAGACATAACCCTTCTCACTAGCTTTGTGTACGCCTTCCAAGAGTTCTTTAAGACCCGGAATGGCTGCAATATATGCTGCTCTAATCTCTTTACCTTTCTTTCTCGCCTCGTCCTCGGATAACTGTTTGTCATAAGTATGTCCTAATTTGATATCTCCGCATCCATAAAGGAAGGCGTAAGTGACGGTCTTGACTTGGGGTCTTGTGATTCCGATTCGTTTGGCGTTAACGGAATGGATGTCGTCGGTAATGAGGATTTTGGTATAGCGTCCTTTATCATATCTGGCGAGATAGTGGGCAAGCATCCTGAGCTCAATACCGCTAAGGTCAGCAGCGCACATGATGTAGTTAGGGGACGCTGTAAATAATTGTCTGAATTTTTCATTACTAGGTACTTGGGCTAAATTTGGTTTTCTATGTGCGCATCTAAATGTAGATGTAGCAACTGAACAGTGGTGATGTATTCTACTAGACGTCGTAACAAGCTTCTGCCATGCGTTCACGCCTTCTGATATCATCCCTAACTGCTTCGTCAGATCCAATAGTTTCAGAAAAGCTAGAGCTATATCCGAGCCAATGTCTTTCAATACGGTCTCGTCTATTACTGCCTTCCCTGATTTTGTCAGTGATGTAGGCGTCCAGCCATAATGTGTCTGTAAGATCCATGATATGTGATCCCTTGATGTGGGATTAAGTTCTTTTAATTTAGTGAATGGAGCACCTTCAACGTATCCTTTTGTTCGGTTAGCTCGTTTAGGAGTAAATCTTGCTCCTTCGACGAAAGGATGCCTGTCTCGTAATGCTTTACAAGTATCTTCATACTCTCTGCGGAGAGAAGATTCAAGCTCCCGTGCAGCTCTCTCATTAAAGTACCATCCATGTTGTTCCTGTTCAGTTAATATGATTTGTACCTGATGCTCTAGTTGGAGCCAAGCAGGTAGGGGCGGAAGTGTTCGCATAACTTCTCTGTAACTTTTACGTCTTGTATACAATAATCTTGCATCTCTTGCGACCACTCTTTCCAATCTGTGTCTTCACCAAAGTCTCCTTTGTGTAGACCTAATCGGTAGCCATAGGCTTTAAGAGAATGAGATCCATATAATTTAGTGGGCATATCTTTCCATTCTTG